CTGACTTGCCCTGTCCCGCAACGCCGTAGCCGGGGATCGCCGCTTGGGTTTGATTGCATCCATCACACATAAATTTTTTTCCCTCACCCCGACAGCCTGAACTTCCCCGCTGTTGACGGTCTAGATACCCGAAGTAACCAGCGGTGGTAAAGTGGGCTTGGTCGCGTTTCCAAAACCATTTCCAAAACGCAGCACTCAGGAGAAAATCATGCCCGCACGCCAACCCGCCCCCTGCCTTCGCTGTGGGGAGATGATCGATGTCAACGAAGCCGCCATCGTCGCCGACATACGCCTTCGGGCGGTGGGCATCGAAGAAACCATCCGCTCGTCGCAAGCTTCGGTGTGTATCTGTGTCACCTGCACCGACCTGATCGCGAAAGGCGACGCTCCGCCGCAGCGAACCCAGCCGCTGAACTACATCGTGTACGAGCAGATCAAAGACATGGTGACCAACGATCCCACGTTCACGCTGCTCAGCTGGCTGGAACTGCGGAAAAAAGGCGGGCATCCCGGCACGGGACTCGTCGAGCCCAAGGTGCTCAAGGCTTGGAGCGACTTCCGTAAAACCCTGGCGCTCCCGCCCACGCTCGACCGGGAGCAGGGCGAGAACGGGCCGAAGCGGCTGAAGGAAGCCGTTTAGAAGTGGAAATTCGGTCCGAAGGCCGCGAGCCAGGTGTTATTCGCGTAACCCGGCAACTTCGCGTATTGCACTTCCACGCCTAAGCCGATGTTGCCGCTGAAGGCATAGTTGATGCCGCCGCCGACCGTCTCTCCCCAGTGGCCGCCTTGCGGGCCGCCCAAGACTTTCACCGCGCCCACGGTGCCGGTGAGATAGAACTGAAAGTTGAAGCCGTTCAGTGTGGGGCTGGCATTGTTGAGGGCCTTCGAGAGCGAGGGCAGAAAATATTTCGCGCCGCCCGCAAAGTAATTAAAGCTGGTCGAGATGATGTTCAGATTCTCCACGTCCACGTTGGGCGTGACGCTGATGGAGGCTCCGTTCATCGTCCCGGTCACCGAACTTTTTCCGCCGGGCAAGGTGATCGGCGAAAGGTTCACCGAAAAAGTGGTGCTCGGAAAGGCGCTGGGAGCCGCGGCTGTCGCAATCGGTGCGGGCGCAGTCGGTGCAGCGGGTGCGGTTTGCGCGAAGCTCGCCAGAGACAGAGCGAGCGAGAGAAATGCGAGCGTGAAACCCTTCATAGAAAATTCTCCTTGTGTGTTTACGGTTTGAGTTCAGCCACGAACGGGCTGAGTAAAATGTCGCGCGGGGTGAGGTGCTCGCGCGGAATGAACGTCGGATTCAGCAGCGGCGCGCCGATCTGCTCAAACGACCAGGCCACCAGCGTCGAGCAGATGAAGGAACCCTTGGTCTCGAAATTCGCGCCCAGCGCCAGTCCGACAATATCCAGCTTGTCGTAAGGCTTCGCTTCCTGCGTGAGTGCGCGAGCGAGCGCCGCTTCGATGTTTGCGCCCGAGAGTTTCAACACTTTCGCTTTCGGATTCGGCGCGCGCCAGGCTACACCTTTTTCATCCGCCATCGCCGAGAACGTCCAGTCGTCCGCGAGCCGCAGAAATCCCACGTGTGACCAGGCGCATTCCGTTTGCACGCGGATGGCAAGCGACTCCGGATCGAACTCAACAGTGGAGAGAAAGAGACAGTGTTCCATCTACTTCACTGCGGGGGATTGGGATTGCTGCTCGACATCGGCCAGCAAAGTTTTTCCGACGGGCGATTGCATGACCCATCCCACGGCGGCAATGCATCCCACATGTAGGGCGGAGAGTGCGACGATCGCGAGACAATGCAAACTCAGGCAGGCGTTTGGCGTCTCGAAGTATTTCTTGATCGCACCCGAGGCGGCGCTTCCTCCGATAAAAATGCAACCCTTCGCCCAGGAGGGCAGGGAAGTCCAGAGAGCTTTCAGTTGTTTCATGGTGTGGAGTTTTCCTTTTCTACCTACCAAGGTTTTCGAGAGGATGAGGTTTTTCTAGGTGACACTCGTGGGCGGCGCCGGGCGGACCGCCGTGTACTCCGCGTAAATTCCTTCCACCTTCAGCGCGCGATTCGGATCGGTGGACCAGGTCTTCGACACTTCCGTGATGTAGGTGTGCGCGTCTTTCGCGTCGATCGCGGCTTTGTAGTGCGGGTAGGCGTTCGAAAGTCTTTCGAGGGTTGCCAGCCGATCGGCGAAGCAGGCGCGCCAGTCGGAATACTTCACCCAGTGCGCCGTGACCGAGAGCCAGTTGCCGCCGATAAATTCCTCGGTCGGCAAATTCATCGTGCCGTAGATCGGGTGCGCGTGCTGCTTCATGCCGAAAAGGTTGTTGGCTTCGCGCGCCAGCTCGCTGTGTCCCCACGAAGATTCGAGCGCGGCTTCGCATGCGGCCATCTGCGGGAAAGGATGGTTGGCTTTCAGAGCTTGCGCCGTGGCCGCGTCGAGAAATTGTCGCTGGATGGAGTTCATGGGGGTTCCTGAATTAGTTCGGCGCTCCCTGGCACTTCCAATCGACGACCGCTGTATCAGAATTCACGCTCGACTTCGGCTGCAGCCCGGAGCTGGTCCGCTGGCTGGCGAGAAATCCGGTGAGCGTTCCCGTTCCCGTCCAGGTCACGGAGCAAGTGGGTGTGGTCTTATAAGCGGTCGCAAATGTGATCGCTGCGCACGTCCCGCCTGTCATGGTGCAAGTGCCGTTGGTGTCGCCGATCGCGAGCGTCACCGTGTACGGGCCGTAGCAGGTAGTCGTGTTCTGGATGCAGACGGTGTAATCGTATTTGCCCGGCGCGGCCCAGAAGCCGACGTTGCCTTGCGCGTCGCCGGTGTTTTGACAGCTCGACGGCTGCGGATCGGGCGTGTCCTGGCTGCCATTCGAGCAGGCAACTCCAGCGCTGGTGTACGTGGTCGCGTAATTGGTGCAGGGAACCTGATTCGCCGGCGAGTTGCACACCGAGAGCGTCGGCAGATTCGGCGCGACATTGGCGACCAGGTACGGCGTGGTTGTGGTCGAAGAGATGGAAGGGAAGGCGGCGGAGTAGCGCACGTTCTGCGAGAACGAAAGAGACGCCGAAACTAAGACCGCGAGAAAAAGAAAGCGTTTCATCTTCATTGGCAAGCTACCTGCACGACCAAGGTATCCGCTCCCACTAGAGTTCCCACGTAGGTGAAAGCCGCGCTGGTCGCACTGATCGTTCCGGGAGTGAAGTAGCCGAGCGTGGTGTTGGTGCCAGCCACAACCGGCGCGTTGCAAATCGGAGCCGTTAAGAAGGGCGTGGGAAAAGTGACCACCATCGATCCCGTAGTAGGAGTTGAGCCGATCGTAATGGTGAACTGTTCTAGGCGGCTGTCTCCACTCACCGTGCCCACGGAAGGCGAACTGCCGAAACCGGTCAACGCAACATTGCCGGAGGTCTGTACTGTGCCGGTGATCGAGAGTGAGCCGAAGACGTTGCCCGCGCCGGTGTAAGGGGTTGTCGCCGAAAGAATTTGATTGCCGCCAAGATCGAAATAAGAGCCGACGTTATTGATCGCCGTGCCACTGGGAACAGAGATCGTCGTATTCTGCAAGCGCACGATGCCGGTGGAAGCCGGGTTGCTGATCGCGGTGATCCCCGTGGTGTTGGTAGCTAGGGAATCGCCAGAAAGATTCATCACGTACCCAGCAGTGGATGCGCAGATCAGGTTTCCAGGGTTGGCGATGTCGTAGCCAATGATGTCCCCGTAGGAGTTCCAAGTGCTGAAGTTGTCCACCTTGACCACGCATTTGCCGGTAAAAGCGTCTCCCATCGTGTTGCCGAAGGTCTGCACCGGGGTGGGAATCGCGCTAGAAATCTCCAGCAGGTTTCCGCTGACATCCCAGAACTGTCCGCCGATAATTTCCGTGGCCCCTCCGGCTAGGACCGCAGAACTACCATTGCCGCCGCCAAATCCATCCAGGTTGACGTGATCGAGGACGGCGTAGAGACCGGCAATATAGATTCCCGCTCCGCCGATTCCGTTCGTGTTTCCCGCACCCCAGCCCAAAAACTGCATATCATGGGCGTAGACCCAGTTCGCTCCGCCCATATTCACGGCGGTTTTCCCGTTAAAACCGGAGCCAGGATTCGCGTTGCCCCCGCCCCAAATTGTGAAATCACTGATTTCGTATCCATCGGGTGTGCCGAAAAAACACCCTTGCGCGTTCGGTCCGAAGGTGCAAGTCGTGGGATCGAAGTTCGGCGTCGGGATGACATAGCTGGTGCGCTCTCCCTGTCCCCTTACCGCCATCCCTCGCCCCGATTCCCCTACCCCCAGCGAACAGTTCGCATTCGTCGCCATCGTCCCGGTGTAGCCGAACTCGGCGGCCTGTACTAACATGGCCGCCGGTCCCGTTCCCTGGCTGTTAGTGCCAGGAAGAATCAGCCCGGAGCATGAGCCTAGAGCTTGCGTAAAGGCGTTTTTTAGCGGAGTGGTGTCATCGCTTCCCCAGATAAACACCCCAGCGGCGGAGACTGCGGTATTCGCGTTCGAACTTCCGCAGTTTGCCGTCTGAGATGTGAGCACGGTCAGTGTGGCTTGCCCCAGAATCACCTTCGCGGTTCTGAAGTTCGGTCCGCCGCCCTGCGTCATATTCGTGGCGAAGCAGATTTTCCCGTTATCTGCGGCAGTGAAGTTGCAATCGTTATTCGGGCAAGTAACGGTCGGAGATGAAAGGCTGGTGCTCACGTCGAGAATGAACCGCCCGTCGTCGTGCAGACCGAAACCATTCGCGGCATACACGCCATTGAGAGCCGCTGCAGTCGCGCTCCCCGCCGCCCCTCCGATCAATCCAGCATTCAGCGCCGGTGAAGGATTCAGCACAACCGTTGCCGAGCCCGAGCTGTAGCTCGATACGCACAGCAGGAACGAATCGTAGCCTCCGACTGCGGCCAGGTAATTGCCGGTTGTGGTGATCGTCGATTGCGGCGTGGTCGAAGTGGAAGGCGTGACCTGCGAATTCTGCGGCGTCGAACCATTGATCGAAACCTCGGGCTGCAAGGTCATCGAAAAGGTTCCGCTCACATAGATTCCGACCGTCGGCAACGCAGTGACCCCGATGGTCGCGCACTGATTCGCGGCCGTGAGAGTGAACGTTTTCGCGGTCGATTGCGCCAGCAAAGGGGGCGACGGACTCAGCGCGAGCGCAAACAGGAAAAACAGAAAGCGGCGAAGCAGGGATCGGAGAAGAAACGATCGGCGAAGGTTCATAAAGGAAATCCTTTCGAAAGAGTTTTTGAGGGGAAGTCGAAAAATTAGTTACTGGTGAAGACGGCGAGATCCATCCAGGTCGATTGCGCGGCGGGGAAGCCGGAATTGTTGCTCACGTTCACCGTCAAGCCGCCCGAAACCGAAGTTTCAATTTGCGCGCTGAAGGTGACAACCGCACTGTTCGCGTAAGTAGGGGAGAAGCCGCTGCCGTTGATTCCGCCATTCGAAAACGAATTCGCTCCATCCACCTGCGCAGTGGAAAAAGTGACAGTCGCATCAGAGATCCAGGCGACGATAATTCCCGTGTTGCCCGTCGTGAAATAAGCTCCGTAGCTTGCCTGCACCCGGCAGGGACAGCCGCTCGATGGCATCGTGATCTGGTGCGAGAGATACGTCGTCGCAGTGTTTGCGGAAACACTCACCGGCGAGCCCAACAGCTCCTCGTTAAATGCCTGAATCGCTAGATCGACCGTGCAGGTCAGGGGCAGCGTACCCGAGAAAAATAAATGCGTTCCCGCGCCACACGTCGGAATGGTCGAGCCCGTCGGATTGGTGCTGGTTTGTCCAACGGGGATCTGATTGTTTGCGAGCAAGAGCCCGGTGATGGCGTTGCCGTTGCCTTCATTCAGCGCAAGCGAGTGTGTCGCCGCGCTGACGTTCACGTTGCCCGAGCCGCCGGGTGGAATAGTTTGCCCGTTCACGGTGATCTCCAAGACGGTGCTGCAGATGGAGGTTAGAAGAAAATTGTCCGAGCAGACCGGCTGCGCGCCTGAACTCAATCCGTAATCATAAATATCTCCCGTGCCCAGCTGCGGACCGCTTCCGGTGACGCATGGCCCGATCGCGGTCGCATTCGTGCCGTTGTAAACGAACTGCTGTGTTGTCACCTGGTTGGCGGCGCCGCCAATGGTACAGCCGCCGATCGAATTAGCCGGCCAGGAGAACGTGTGTCCGCCGCTTCCATCTTGCGTGATCTGAAAAGTGATGAAACCCGGCGGAGTCACTCCCACGAAGGTCAAGGGCTGCGCGCTGGCGTTGCCGGTAAGAGTGATTTCGAAGAGTTGATTCTGTGCCGCATCCTGAAAGGCTGGAGTTGGAGAGTAGGGAACGATGGTCGTGAGCGTGCTTGCCCCGCCACCGATGCCGTTCACTGTGTAGAGCGTGCTTCCCGCTGAGCACTTCGTGCCACCGGCTGATTTCACCTGGAAGGTATAGGCCTGTCCCGCGAGAAGCCAGATGTTCGCCGATCCGCCGGCCGTCAGGATCACCGGATTCGCATTTTGCGTCACCCCGGTGTAGTCGGTATAAGTCGCAAGCGGTGAGGTTGAGTTGACCTGGTAAGTGAAGACACAGCCAAAGGCCAGAGGAGTTCCGGTCTGATCGAAGAACTGGAGCTGGGGCAGCGGCGCCAGGACGACGGCCGTCTGCGAATGCACGAAGGTACTCAGTAGTAATAGCACCAAAGCGAAGAGGGTAACCCCCCGTTGGTGGTCTAGGAAGCGGCGGAGGGCGGAGATAGGATTAGGCATGGTCGAAGCTGACTCCATCGAATACGAGATCGTGAACTGGGAGAAGCGCGAAGTCTGGAAGTGCCAGGGCAGCTGCAAGCGATTTCGTCACCGCCGCGCCATAAAGGATCTGCTGCCCGCGATCTGTTGCGGCCAGCCGGCGAAGCTTATGGACCGCTACTCGCAACCAACGCCCCTCATGGTGTCGGAACCTTTCCCGGAACGTGAAACCGCCGAACTTCCTGACGCGGTTCTAGAGTCAGTGATGGCCCAGATGCAGGCCGCTGCTCTCCTCTTTCCAGAGCCTACTCAGGAGACTGGAAAGGGTGCTTATAAATCGTGACGTTAACTTTCGCACCTGGTCCGCCTTGCTGAATCGCCGCGATGGCGCGGTGTCGTCCTTGCGCCCCGATCACATTGCCCGCCTCATCCACGTGTAGCTCCACGTTCGGCGTCCCGTTTTTTGCGATCTGCTGACGGTGATAGAAAACGCTATCCAAATCTCCCTGGGTTTTGAGGACGCTGTTCTCGTCGGCTCCGACTTTATTCAGGAAGCCGCGCGCCGGAACTTCTCCCGTCTTGGTCGATGATGTGGGGCGATTTTGAATGTCCGCGATTCCTTCATCGGCATCCGTGACACTTCCTGGCGCTCCGGCCTGGCCCGCTTCGCCTTTCACCAGGCGATTGAGGATGGAAGTCGAACTCGTGTCCGCGCCGGCTCTCGCCGCTGCCTTCTTTTGACCAACTACCTCATCGAGCATTTTCTCTAGTTGGGATTGCAGATCGCCTGTCTCTGCACTTCCGGCTTCTGGTGCGGCTTTCGCGGTAGCTGGGGCAGTGGTTTGTCCGGCCGTTTGTCCAGGTGTCTGTCCAGACGCCGCGTCTTCCGGCGCTGCCGAGCGCATGGACAGTGGAACCGTGCGCGGCGCTCCGTTTTTCGTGGCGATCACTCCGGGCGAGTTTTTCAGGACATTCCAAGCGCGGCCCTTCGAATCGGCTTCTTCAAACGCTGCCGCCTGGTCGGGAGTGGTTCCCATTCTTCCGTAGCGGCTTCCATCGTTGGTGATGACTTCGAAGTGCTGCGCGTCCGGGTCGTACTTGTAGCCTTTCAACATCGACGAATCGACTGGAGTAAATCCGTCAGGAAGTTTCACGCCCTGCGCGACTGGCTGATTCTTGAGTGAGACGCCGGGTACGAGTGGCTTTCCGCCCAGAGCGGTATTGAGTTGCTGTTCGAGAGTGTTTGCGCGTTGCGTGAGGTCGGCGACGGATGCCTTCGGGCCTAATTCCTGGATCGCCTGGTCAACTGCTTTCGGCGACAGTTCCGAGAGAGATTTAAACGGCGCATCTGCCGTGCCAGGCACGGGCGGAGCTTTCGGCGGAGGAGGTTGAAATGCCGCTGGCAGTTCAGCCGCCGGATTGCGCGCTGGAGGTGCTGCGGGCAATGCGAGCCCCGAACGTGGCGGGATTGGTTGTGCTGTCTCGACGGGCGGGCGAATCACTTCCGGGCTGATTTGACCGGGAAGGGAACGCGCTTCACTTGCGAGCGCGGGATTGATTTGCTCCGGTGCGCCTGTTGGTTCTGTAGCTCCGGGATAGACCGGCGGAGTTTCATCGCCGCTGAATTTAGTGGCGAGCTTGCCAACTTTCTTTGCGACGCGTAGAGCGTTCGCCGCACGCGGCGACACCATTCCAACCACATCTGGGTCCGCCGCCGCGCCGAGTTCCGTAGCAGTATTCCCCACTGCACGCAAACCCGATTTGGCTCCAGCTACACCTCCTGCGCCAGCCACTCCCCCGACAATCGAGCCCACATCTCCGGCTAGGTCCGCTTGGTCTGGAGTTGCCCCGAGGGCCGTCGCGCCTTTCTGTGCAATCTTTCCGCCAGCAGTTCCGCCGACAACGCTTGCAGCAGTTGTTAAAGGCGCTGCAGGGGCGGCGAGCGCGGCCGCCGGCATTGCCATCGAACCGCCGCCGCTGATGATGCGATGCAGTCCGCGAGCGACGTTGCCGGAGAGAATATCTTTGACACCGCCGCCGATTTCTCCGAACGAAGCTTCGTCCCAGTCGGAGAGTCCACCGCGCAGGCCTGCGCCTTCGGAACTTCCCGGTGATCCCACGTCTCCATGTGCGGCGTCGTAGGCGTCGCGGCCTTGCTGATAGAGGCTTTTCTTCGGAGCTGCATCCGGCGTGATCGTGACCGGCGGCGCTCCGGAAGTGTCGGGCGTGATGGTGACGGGTTGCCCGCTCATATTCGCCCCCACTTCACGCCCCATCGCCGGGATGACATCCGTCGCGGCCGGATTCGACACATCCATCGGCGGCGCTCCCGAGAAGTTACCTTTCTGGAAGCTGACTCCATTCGGCAGCCGCGTGACCGGGATCGCGGAGTCGGTGTCGAGCTGCGGACGAATGTGATCGGGATTGGGAAAAACAGGACCATTAAAATTTGCCGGTGCGCCCTGGTCGTCTTCGTCAAGTCCGGCTGCGATACGTTGCGGTTTTGTGAGCGCGGCGAATTCGGCGTCGGTCAGCGGCCGCGATCGCTTGCCCGGAGGGAGTTTCTGGTACTGCTCCCAGGTCAGGGTTGGAGCGGCGGACATGACTTACTGCGGAGCCCAGACTCCATTTTTCACGACGTACTTTTTGCCGTCGGACCCTGTTCCGGTCGCGCCTTCGTTCAATCCTTGCGCTTGACCACCGGCGACATGTTGCACGCCGCCATTTTCGCCGCCGAAATTCGGCTGCCCCTTCATCCCTTGCGTGTACTGATCTTTGAGGGCATCTCGTTTTGAGTTCATCAGGTGGATCGCGTTATCGATCGCGCCCTTCAATTGCACCGGGGAATTTGCTGCAGAGAACGGTTCTTGCACGGCTTTGATTTCCGCGTCGGTCGCTTCGCCGCCCTTGAACACTTTCGAGATTTCCCCGGAGAGCGCGTTTTTGATGACGTTGAAGTTGGTGGTTTTGTCCGAGCCGAACTGGTAGCCCATCTGGTTGCCGAGCGCGTTCAGCAGATGCACGTCGCCATCGTCGAGCGCGTCGGCAGCTTCTTTCAGTTGCGAGGCGTGAGCGATCGCAGTGTTGAATGATGTGATGTTTTTCGCCATGTCGCCGGAGGTTGCCGACTTCTGCAACGCAGTTGCGGCGCCGTAGTTCATTTTGTTCTGCGCGATATTCGGCGCTTGCGTTCCGGGCGCTCCCGCAGCCTGATTCAGAATTCCAGCACTCATCGCAGGAGAACGCATTCCAGCGGGCAACTGCCCGGTTTGCGTATAAAGATCAGCCGCCATCTGCTTCGCTTGCGGGTTCAGGAGTCCAGCCTGCAGGTTCACGGTCGCGGTTGGCACCAGCGTTTTATATTTCTCGTAGCCCTTCATGAATGCCGCATCATCCGCACTGAGTGGCTGATTCGCAGCTTTCTTCTGCGCCAGCGCCACGTACTTGCCTTCCATCATCTGCGGAGAGAGCGCGGCTCCATTGATCGGCGTGGTTTCTCCGGTGGTCTTGTTGACGCGGACACCAAGCGCGGGCACGACTTCGTAATTCCCTTGATTGGCGGTTTGTTCCTTGGCCTGCGCTTCCTGTTCTTTGGCCGAGAGTTCGCGATCTTTTTCCGCTTCGGCCACAATCGCCGAGTGCAGCCGGATCGCCGGTAAGTGCTGCGCGAACACATCGTCGCCGGGATACTGCAGCGGCTCTTTCGAGACATCAACTCCGGCGTTCTGCAGAGAAGTCAATCCACGCGAGTACACATCCTGCTTTTGTTCCGGCGCCGCCTGGCTGACCTGGTCATGCACCCCCTGGATGAGATCGGCTTTCTTCTGCTCTTCGGCGAACTGCTCATCGGAGAGCGAAGCGAGATTCTTCCGCTGCGCGATGAGCCCTTGCTGCGCCTGTAGCGCGGCCTGCCCCGATCCGCCGTTCGCGGTCACCATTTTTGGAATATCGGAAATGGAGTGCTGTGAAGGATCGTATTGCGTGATGGTTTTCGTCAGCGCATCCTGGTCTTTCATCTGCTGCTGGCGAATCTGGTTCTCCTGGGCCGCGGCCTGGGTTTGCTGCTGCAGGAGCGCAGTCTGCTGCTTTTCCTGGGCGGCCTTCGTATATTCGGCGAGCGCGTTCTGATTGACCTGCTGGGACTGAAGAGCGCCTTGTTGCCCTAAAGCCTGAGCTTGCGGAAGACCGCCGAGAGGTGCGTAGGCTGCCATAATTTAGAACCCCAGTCCCGACGAGGCCCAGGAGGGCATCTGGCTGGCAGCAATGCCGCCCTGCGCCGCCCCCGTCGCCCCGCCGATGGCCCCTTCGATGGCGTTCGCCGATCCCGTGATGCCACCGGCTTTCGCCTGGGCTGCGTTATTGATCTGCAGGGCTTGCTGCTGGGCGGCGGTGAGATCGATGTTCGCGGTATTTCCGGCCACGCCGAGATTGGTCGAAGCCAGTTGCCCGGTGGAAGAGATCCCGGTATTGGCCGCACCTTGCGCCGTGGACACGTTCGTCTGATACGCATTCAGCGCATTGTTGTAGGTCTGCTGGTAAGCGTTCTGGGCTAGATTCTGGCCGTAGTTTTCAAGCGCCGTGCCGGTGTTGCCGGACAGGAGCGTCCCATTGGCCGCCGCGTTCTCATTGATCGCCTGCGTGCCTTGCTGTAGCTGAAACTGGTAGCCGGGAGTCTGCTGGGCTTGCTGCAGCGTGGGTGCGGTGAAGCCGCCATTCGAGATGTAACCGGCGACGGCATTCGCGCCGGTCGAACCTTCGCTTTGATAAGGCTGCTCGGCTGAGGTGACATTTGAGAGCGCAGTTTGCTGCGCGGTATTGGCCGAATTCTGATTGGAGAGTTCAAGCGCCTGCGCCTGCTGCGCCCCGCCTTCGAGCGCGCTCGCTGCGCCTTGCGCTGCGTTTGATCCGATAATGCCGTTGGCGATCGAGCCCCCGGCGCCGAGAAGTGAGCTGACGACTGACATGGGTTTAGACTTTCAGGAGTGGCTATCGAAAATCACTTCTGTCATCCGACCGAACTGCGTTGCGATGAGTGCGGCAAACACATCGGCTGGATTTACGAGTGTGATAACCAATCCGATTTTCTTTGCGATGAGTGCGAGAAAAAAGTTGAAGATCACCTTGCGCTGTCGCAAGGGAGAGTGCCACCTTCATGGCTTGCTGATTCCTAGACACACCTGATCGACCAGCACCCCGCCGCGCAGTTTCGATTTCCGATTCACGCCGTAATATGCAAATCCCGCACGAGTGGCAAATCGGATCGCCAGTTTGTTATCCCGCGCAATTTCCCCGACCAGCCTGCGCGCCTGAGTGTTCTGCCACATCCAGCCGAGCATCATCTTGAAACTCGTGAGCGCCTGATTGCCATAACTGCGCGGGAGAAACGCCATGTGAGATTTCCAGCACGCCCAGCTATCCGGCATGAAGACGCCCAGCCCGAACGGGCCTTTTTCGTCCGTCGCCAGCAAGTAGGTCACGAGATCGCTTTCGATCGGCTTCCAGGTATCGGGGTTGGAAGTGAAGTCATCGCAGACGTGAGGGAAGACTCGCGGGTGTCTGACCATCTCGCGGATCGCCCGATAGTCACGCGAACGGAATATTTTGCTCGAATCGCCAGCACTCGGCAGTTTCCCGGCGATGCGCGGCTCGCGATACATGTGCTCCAGCGCCCTGATCTCGTTTTCCATTAACCGACCTTCCACCACTTCGTTCCGTCGCTCTTGATCTTGAAAAAACTGTATTGCGCCGTCAGTGTGAGCGCGCCCCCCTGGACTCCAGTGAGCGTGTACGTGTTCCCGTCGGCCGAGGTCTTCACGTAGCTGATTTCCTTGCATTGCCCGGTCTGCCCGGAGCTCGAAACTCCCGCAGCTGGCGCCGCTTCGGTGTAGCTGCCCTTTGAGGTATCGACTTCATAAAGCGGCGCGAGGCCCTGCACGATCAGCATCCACTGGTAATCGGTGGGTGAGAGATTCGAACCCTGGGTCGTCGGCGGCGGCGGAAGATAGGGAGTGGTGGGCATGGGTTAGAATTCGCCGATGACGATACTGACGGACGACGACGCGATCGACTTCGTGATGGAGAAGTACGGCGCTAAACTGCGCCACAGAGGCGAGCCCGCCAAGGGTCCGCAAAACCAAGGAATCAGGTCCGACGACGATAAAGAATGCGAGAACATCTTGCGTGAAGCGTGCGAAGAACTACTTGGGCAACTTCGGGCTCTACATGACTTCTAGCGACTCTGCGGCTCCGCCGTCACATAGGCATCCGCAAATCTCCACGGGATCGGATCGGTCCAGCTGACTTCCCAGACTCGCTTCCGCGCGCGGCCCAGCTGGCGCTTGATCACCCGTTTGTTGTAATTCCCGACTGATCCCACACTCAGCGGGTATTCGTTCGACCAGCGCTTCCCGGCATCGTCGGCCCAGCGCAGCATCAGCAACGGCGGCCGCGCGTTGCCATCGCCATCGGTGAGCGGCGGGACTCCATACACTGATTCCCAAAGCTGTGCGTCGAGCGCCGATACCCCTAAACCGACTTCAGCGTCGAATTCAATCTGCGGAAAATAAACCCACTTGTTCTCGATCGAGAGTGTCGGCGATCTGCGATAACCCCGGATGGCATTACCGAAGTCGGTGCAGAAAAGGGAAGACAGCTGATACACCGTGCCCGAGGCCCAGTCGCCGACCAGGTGCATCCCGAAAGCAAACGCGTGGCAGATCGCCCGGTCCATGATGTAAGTCCCATTCGCAGCCAGCCAGAAGCCGCGCTTGTGCCAGTAGCCGGTGAGCATGTCGTAACACCAGCTTTTATTTGCTGTGGGAAAGTCGAAGACGATGAAGGTGTGGCCATATTCCTGATAGCTCCAAGTCACGGCGTCGGACGTAACTGCGTAGCTCTGCCAGGCCAATTCGACCGCGTGCGTCGAAATTCGCTGCCCCGCGAAACCATTCGAGAGCATCGCAACCAGCGAGCCGCGATCATCCTGCGACAACCAAACGGCGGTATTGTTTGCAGTCACGCTGTCGGCAAAAGTGGCGCACGATCCGCCTTCGAAGTACGCGCCCTGAATCGGAATGAAAACCGGAAAGCCGGCGCCGCCGTTGTAGTACCAGACCGATTTTTTCGCCGACGAGAATTTGATCACCCGCGCGTAGCAGGACATGGAAACGATGTTGTCGGGGAAATAGCTCAGGGTCGCGACGTTCAGCCCGTTCCACACGGTTGCATCTTCCAAGTTCGATTGCTGGAAGGTATGCGAGTTTTGAATGGTCGCGATCACGTAGCCGTCGACGAAGCCGATCTGTGAGATCAGCCCTTGAAACTGCGCCGCGACGACGGTGTAGAGCGAATTGTTGGCGACTGCGGTGATGTCGACTGCGAACGTTCCATCGCCCGATCCGGTGAGAACGCTGGTCGCGACGTTGTTCTGAGTGGCATTTCCCGAGCCTGGCGTGAAGAGGAAAGTGGCAACCGCCCCACCGCCGTCGACCGTCAGGACTTGATAAGTGGATCCAGTTCCGTCGATCGTTCCTGTGTCGCCTGGCGCGTATCCCGAGCCCCCGGCGCCAGAATGCACGCCCGCTGCGGTGATCGCGCCAAGAAACGTGAGCACAAAGAGCAGCCCGTTGTTCAGGATGGCGAGCTGCGTCTGGTTAGCCGTCATCATTGGCAAGGTTCCCGCGGCTGGCGGTCCGCCGATCGGGCCGTAGTTCGCGATCACGTTTCCGCTGGCATTCAACTCATAGAGATGCGAGGCGGCGGCGAACACTCTTCCGTTGATCGGGAAGATGCAGGGGATCGAACTCTCGCCCTCGATCTGGGCGAAGATTTTCCGGCCCGGCGTGTGCAGCAGCGCGATCGGCGTCTTCGCGTTCGGGGAGCCCGACTGCTCGCAGTAGCAGTTCATGGCGTCTTCGTCGTCAACGTTTTGCGATTGACTGACGTAGGTGGGACCGCAGAAGCCCCAGTTGCCGGGCATTGCTAGAATGTCTCCATGAGAATTTGGAATCAGTGGAAGCCGAATGCGACCTGTTGGGGCGTCAACTTACTCGGCTTTTTCTGGACAGTAGATTTTTGGGGAATTTCGATTGTTGGTTTTGTGTTCGAGTGGCCGCGCTCGCAATTCGGTCAGGAAGTACAAAATCGACGGAAAGAAAAGCCAGTCGTTCCATGAACCGCCGCTCGTTCCTCTCACTCTTCGGATCTGGCATCGCCGGGATCGCCCTGGAGCATGCGATTCCGCTGGGCCGGGTGTGGAGCTTCCCGAAAGAGATTGTGATCCCGAAATCCACTTTCGATTTCTCCGAAAATTACACGTGCGCCATGCAAGCACTGAATCGGGTTGTAGATGAGTGGAACGCGAAGCAAGAGACCATAGTGATACGCGAGATTTTCTCGCCGCATCCTTCGGGTTTCCGGGTAAAGAAACTCGAATGGAGACGCGCCGATGGAACGTGGGAAAGACTCGGGCCTTCCGTCCTCACTGCGGCCTTCCCCCCGGATAGTTCCCGTACGCCCAGTTGAAATCCTGCTTCTGCCCGCTCGGCTTCGCCTGCGGCATCCCGCAGTCCTGCGTTGCAATGCGTGGACTCTTCGTGTTGTTCCCAAACACGGCCGCTCTCGCCAGCAGCGCATTCTTTTCGAGTGAGGCCGACGGTGCGCGATTCGAGCCCGAGAGCAGCATCTCCGCCAGCGTGAGCATCAGCGCCGCGCGATAGGCCGGAGGCAAGGTTCCGGGTCCGCCTGGTCCGCCGATCGGATCTTGAATCGAGACGAACTGCGAAACTGTCTGCCAGATTTCCAGCCGCACCTGGCGCGAGACGTTGCACACCGGCCAGAAATACAGCGAGCCATCGGGCGAAGTGGGGTCGTAGTAGAGATCGGTCGGAACATTCGTCTGAATGTTTTTGACCTGCTGCGCGGCCCACCATTGCCGGTCGCGGATATTGATCGCGAGATCGACCAGGCCCGAGGTGGTGTCGTTTTGCAAAAGCAGATTCGCCGATTCGATGCGCACCGGGCGCGGCTGGCCTTTGGTCGAGAATGTTGCCAGGCCGCTCGGCCCGATAGTCTGCGGATTCAGATTCGCGATCAGCGTGTAGACGTTGAAGGCATAGGAAAAAACGTAGAACTGTTTCGCCTGCCAGATGTCCACCAGATAGTTGAATTTGCGGAAGACCCACTGCGCTTCATCCGGAGCCGGGTCTTCGCCAGGCGCGACCGCGCCGATTTCGATCAGGGCATCTTTGCAGATGTCGTAGACCTTGTAGCTCAGGGGTGCCGGGGGATTGACTGGAGGGGCGATGGGCATGGGGTTAGACTTTTGGTGTGGCGATACTCGACGAGAAAACTCTGACGATGCCTGAACTCACGATGGAATTCCTGCGGCACGTCGTAAACGAGATGAATGGTCGTAGATTCGAGTATGTGGAAGAGTTGCTCAAAGAAAACGAACGCCGCGATTTTGTTTCAGCGGTAGTCAAGAGCAACGAACTACTTCACGTACTGCCGGAGATGACACGCAAATTTGCAGCGGAAATCAGACCAGAATTCACGCGCTGCCACAAACTTCTTCCGCTGCCCGAGAGCTTTGGGTATCATTACACCGCCCGCGATCCGATTGGCGGTGTGAGCATCCGTTGTTTGCGGCACTGGGATGTGATGGCGTGCGACATCGTGTACAAATTCGACGCCGCGTTCAGTTAGCCGACATCCTGCTCGTCGAGCGCCGCCAACTCTTCCGCCGACATCTCCTCTTCGCGCTTCGGCTCGGAGCTGGCTTTCGCGGCGATTCCCGCACGGCTCACCTTCGAGTAGTCGTGATCCGGCGAGGGCTTCAGATCGAAGCCGCGTTTCAGCGCCGCCTTCTGCTCTTTTTCGTTTTCCACTTTGAGCACGCGCCCGGTTTCGTGGTTGTAGAGCATCCTGGGGAATTCGTTTTTCGCATCGCGCGGGTTGTAGTTCCTGCGCGGCGGGTTGTTGATGTCGGTGATCGCGGGACCATCGGTGGTCGGCTGATCGACGGTGAAGCTGTTGCGGACGGATTGCACAGTGGGCATAGATTCCTCGGAAAATGTTTCGAGAGTTTCGATATTGCGTTTCTGTTCTAAGAGCTGTTTGCGGGTCGTCGTGTCGCGCGGCACGCCGGTCAAATCGAATTCGAGCGGCCAACGCTCGCGCGGGGCTTTGCCGGTCGATTCGTTCAGGGGCATGGGGAGAAAATCAGGAGCGCAGCCAGGTTCGACCGCGCTCCCGGATCAACTTAGTAGAACGCGAAATACGGCCCCTGCGCCGTGGTGTAAGCGGCGGAAGGGGTGATGGTGGTGGGAATGGTGCCGAACGTCTGTCCCGTGTAAATTTGGGTCAGAAGCCCAGCGTTGCCATCCGCCGTCACGACCAGATTCAGCGAGTCGGAGCTATTCGCGGCCTGCGAGCACCCGAAGTACCGAGCCGGTCCCACCGCAAAGTACTGCGAGGTGAAGGCGTAGCTCTGGTAAGTGCTGGCATTTGCCGTAGCCGCTCCCGCCGTGGCGCTGTTGGCGAGCAGATTCCCCGCCGCATCGTAGAGCACCACCAGCCGATTGCCATTGCCGACCGCCGTACCATTCAGAGCGCGAAGGCCGGTCAACAGTTTATTGAAGGGCAGATCGATCTCCGAGCAGTACATGCTGGTGTTGGTGGTCGTGGTCGAGGTTCCGACCCCGGTCAACACCGATCCGCCCGAAGGCGGAGAGTAAATCACCGTCGGCGTCAGCGGAGTGGTGATGCCGTTCACCCACACGCCGCCCAGGCAATCCGAGATGATCGAATTGTTCACGTCGATGTAAGGGAGAACGCTGGACTGACTGCGGGTGCAGCTGCCGCTGGGATAGCCGACCGGATTCTGAAAGTAGAACTCAGACGGAGGGCCGAACCAGACTAGGGTGCCACTCAGGTGCGTCGAAACACGGGAAGTGGGCTGGCCACGCGTCACCGAAACCGTGGTCGAAGTTACGGCGTTCACGAAATCCGCTTCGCCGTCGAGGTAGAGCATCGTCGAGTTGGCAACGATGCCCGTGGTCGAGGTGAGCCGGAAGGTGTTCGCCTGCGAGTTGGTCGAAGTGATCGCAGCCGACAGCGTGGTGTGCGAAACAATAGTTTGCGCGAACGACATCGAAGCCGCCAGGAGCAAACCACAGAGAATCAGCGAAGTTTTCAGAGTATTTTTCATGGTTTTTGTGTCCCGTGCACTGCAAACAGCTATACAAATGTGTAGTACTTGCGGGACTCTCCTTTTAGGCTCCCAGCAGTCCAACGCAAGCGTTGTCCTGGTAGAGGTTGCCGAATCCGCCGACCGTATCGAAGCGGTTGATCTGCAATGAGTGGTAGGCGTCCCAGGCTTTCACGAAGCGCACCGGGATTCCGGTGGCCTTGTCTTCCGCCTGCGAACGGGCTTCGACCGCCTTCGGCAGATAGAAGCGCATGCCGACGATGGCGAAGGCCATCGGGGTCATCGCCAGTCCGACCGTTCCAACTGCACCGTTCGGATTCGCTGTACCAGGCCACAGCGTGAGCGCCGCGCCATTTGCCGGCAGAGCATCCACGTTCTGATACTGGCTGTGTCCGTCCGGGCTGTTCGCGTCCGGCCCATAGATCGCGGGCAGCATGGTGATGGTGTCGTCTCCACCGGTCAGCGTGAAATCCTGCGTCGAGGTGAAGGTTTGCGGAGTCAGCGGGCCGGGTGGACGCCGCGAGCGCGGGTTGACGAAGTTCACATTGGCGATCGAGAACTTGTCGCCCTGTTTGATCGTGTCGCCAGCGGTGCCCTGAATGATCAGAGAAGTTCCGCTCTGGCCGGCTCCGACAACAGTGACGGTTGCCGCCCAGGTTCCGGCGGTGTGGGAGTAGAGGTTCTGCTCTTCGAAGACATCGAAGGTCTTCAGCTTCCCCATCGAGCCCTCTTTAAAAGCTTCCGTGATCGCATCGGTCGGTTGGAAGAGCGAGGTCACCGGGGTGTTGATGGAGTTGGTCTGCATCGAGGAAGAAATCAATGCAGCGCGTTTCTTCGACAGGTAGCTTCCAGCTTTTTGCAGCAGCCGGGCGCGCGCCTGGTCAAGAAACACGATAGACGTGGGATCGGTGCCGAGCGAGCCCACGATCTGCGAGCAGTTGTTCTTTGCGAACAGAGCCGCGCGCGAATCCCATTCGTTTGCGAGCTGCACGCCGGCCGGAGCCAGGTACTGTTCGCGAATTTCCTCTTCCGATCGCTCGGCTTTCACCGCAGCTTCGTAATCATCCCACTGGAAGTCGATGCCGAAGGGCTCGTCCAGGGAAATCGTGGTCGAAATGCGGTTGATGCCTTGCGGGTTATATCCGAGTCCGTTCCGGATGGTGAACTGTTGCGGGAATTTGACCTGAATCGTGGTGCCGACGGCCCACGCCTTTTCGTAGTCTTTTTCCCAGTCGTGATTGAAGTATTCGGCAATCTTCAGAGCGTTCTTGAGATTGCGCAACACCTCCATGGAGATCCACGAGGTGTTCAGAAATAAGTTGGCCACGGTTTCCTCGCTATTTTTTCTTCAGGCGGGCGAGCTCCTTCGCGTTTTGCGCGCGCTGGTAGGTCTCGAAGTCGCCATCGTCTAGGGCTTGCTCGACCGCATCTTTGGAAACGGTTCCCTTACCGGAAACCTGGTGCGGCGGCCGAGAAGCCTGGGTGACGGGTTTTGCAGAGGAAGAGGAAGATTTGTCGTCGCCGTTCGCGCCCGTACCCGATCCCAAACTGCCGGTGAGTGAGGCCTCGATCTCCATCAGCTTGCGGAACTGGCGCTGGGGAGTGATGAGACTCGTGAACTTACCGGTTTTGGGATCGTGATTGGCGTAGAAACTCCCGAGGATCTCCGGATGCTGGCCGAGGTGATAGAGCACTTCGCCGGCATGGTCGGAATCGAGCAAGAAAAGCTCGGTCACCGAACCTTTAGGAATCGTCAGGTTCTCATTCAGTGCGACTTTGTCGAAGTCGGCGTATTTGGCGCGCACCGGTTCGAACTTCTTGGTGAGACTCTGGCCGATCTCGCGCTCCCGCTGCTGCTGCTCGGTGAGCTGCTGCGTCTTGGCCTGCGTCTCCTGCCATTCCCGGAGGGTTTCCGTTTTCAGCCACGCATCCTTGGCGTCTTCGTACTCCGCGAAGTTTTTATAGAGTGGCTTTCCGGTTTTGGCGTCGACGTCGTCGATCTTGGGCTTGGGCGCGGCTTTCGCTTTCGTCTCGGTAGCAGCTTGCGAGGGCTGCTGGGGTTCACTGCGTTGTTGCGGCTGAGACGATTGCGATTTCAGACGCGCGTTTTCTTCGCGCAGTTCCTTCAGCTCGCGTTCGCGTTTTTGCCAGCGGTTCTCTTTTCTTCCTTCGTTCTGCGATTTTGCGGTTTCCGAGGCCGCGGCTTTACTGGAGGACGCTGCCGAGGCGTCATCGATCTCTGACTCGTCTTTTTCTTCGGTGGACGCTGCCGAAGCGCCCGGCTTCTCTGACGGATTTTCTTTTTTGGTAGCCGCTGCCGAGGCGTCCGTTTTTTCTGACTTGAATTCTCCGGTGAGGCGATAGTGTTCATCGTCCGGCAGGAAGCCGGTTTCCATCGCTTCATCCATCGAATGCGGAGTTTCGAGTTCGGCTGCCGAGGCCGATTCTTCACTGACTGTTTTCATGGGTTACCTTTTTGGTGTTTGAGTGCCGGATGTGACGCGGGACCGGCGGCGCGGGAGGTGCTTCTAAACTTGTGGTGATCCTTGGGGCTGCGGCTGCCCTTGCGCGCCCGGCTGATCCGCCGGCGCCATAGCCTGCGCCAGTGCGATCTTCTGGTCGGTCTGTTGCGCGTCGTGCTGGTGCTCCATCGCCTGTAATCCAGCTTCGTGGGCCGCGCCGTGATTTTCTTTCCAGAAGGTTTCGTACATCTGTTGCTCCTGCTGTGTGTGCTGCGACTTCGCGGTGATCTCCGCGATCAGCACCTTGATGTCGTTCGCCAGTTGTGCCCGCTGGTTGTCGCCGTCTTCCTTCATCTGCTGCATGATCAACTTGGTCTGCTGTTCGAGAACTTTTCCGGCGCGCTCCATGTGCAACGCGGAGTTTTCGGTTTGCGCCGCCTGGAGTAGCCCTTGCAACTGTTGAATAGCGGCCTGGGCCTGCGGCGGCATGTTGGGATCGGCGGGCGGCGGATCGAAGACATCCGCGATCTGCTGGCCGATCGGTCCCAGCGTGGGCCGCATGCGGATGCCGAGCGCGAACACTTTCGCCGCCGGAGTTCCGGGCTGGGGAAGGGTAGCGATATTTTCGATCAGGGTATCGACGAACTCATCCTGCTCCTGGCGTTCCGATTCCTGCGACGGGCCGGTAGAAAGCGTCACATCGAATTCACCTTTGCCGGTGTGCAGATGGCCTTCGTCGAGACCCTGCACTTCGTAAGAGCCGTCTTCCCTGAGCGGGTGCGAGGTGTTTCCCACCAGCTGCATGGTCGAGCGCTTGCCATCGGGCTGCGAGATCGGCATATCACGCTGGGTGTCGATGATCGGGGTGATCAGCTCATTCAACTGCCAGCCCAGATTGTGCAGGAAGCCGTTTTCGTAGCGGTCGATGAAGGGGAAGCTGCCGAGCGAGATCATGTCGTCGATCTTTTCGAGTGCCACGCCGGATTTCTGATTCCTACGCTGGGCGGCGTCGGGCAGGGGGCTGATGCCCATGCCTGCCTGAATGGCGCGGATGGCGGCTTCTTTCGCGATCTCCCAGGTTTGGAAATTCGGCACCCACTGCGGACGAGAAGGCGCGGGAGCCTGATTGCCGCCGGAGTCGAGCACGATGTCGTACTGCAGATAAGCATGCGGAACTTTTGTGACCTCGTCCCACGCTTCTTTATCGGTTTCAAACTGCCCCACCGCGCCCACGAATGGAGCTTTCGGAATCTGACCGGCTTCCTCGCATTCGCCGCTGGCAAAATAATCGAGCAGCATCTGGGGATCGCGGGCGAATCTCACCATCGAAAGCAACTGCCGCTTGGCGATGCCGCCTTCGGTGGTCCAGCGCTCCGGACCCAGGCAGGAAACAATCGGGATGCGGCTGCCGTCCCAGGGAACCTCGTCAAGAATTTCCAGGCCGTTGGTCATGTACTGAAAGACTTTGGGGATTTCGACTTTGCGATCGCGCTTAACTTCTCCCGACAACCCAGAGGCCTTGGCGGCTTTCCATTCCTCTTCGTCGAAGATGACCGGGCCTTTTTCGGTCTCGACCAGCAACAGAGTCTTAAAGCTCGATTGCACCTTCCAGTACTCGCCGCGCTGCACGTATTTGTCTTTGATCCAGTCGGTGATCGTGGAGTCGTTTAAATCCTGATCGCCGAAGTCGGTCACACGCGCTTTGGGATAGAGCCGTTTGAATTGTGTTTTCGGAATCAGTTCGAGCAGGAAGCCGTCTTTCACGTCCGATGCGGAGGGCTGGGTGTAATAAGGCGAGAGCAGAACCGTGTCGGGATTCGCGATCGGCTTGATGAGAATTTCCTGGTCGAAGCTGGAGTCGTCCTTGTACTCGGTGCGGATCACGGCAAAGCCATAGGAACGTTCCGTCATCGACTGAAACGCGCCCAGATAAATCGGCTGGGCCTGCGATCGCTCCTCGATCCCCATGATCGCCGCCGAACGTTTCTGCGCATCCTGGTCGTTGGCACCATTGCCTTTGGGAATCGCCTTGATGGCACGCTTCGATTTGCGGACGTTGCCGTTGATCTGGGCGAGAAACTGATTCAACTGGTCGAGGTGGATGCAGGGGCGGCCGGAGCCTTTGCGCGCGTCGCGGTCTTCCTGGGTCCACGGACCTTCGGTCGAGATGGCGCGCATATCTTCTGCGGCTTCGTCGCGGATCTCGCGCCAGGCGTCGCGGTAGTCCTGGTAGCAGTCGCGGATTTCTTTGGGATCGGGGGTGGACACGTGGGTTAAAATGGCGAAATGATTGGCTTACTCGTAAGAACGCCGGCGCTTTGTTGCCCAGAGTGCAAGAATGAGTTAGAGATTGTGAGCAGCACGCCAGAGCGCGTAGTTCTCAGACGTGGTGAGGGAAATCCGTACAGCCAGTGCCAGTTTGCCGCCAAGTTGTTCACGGTTAAGCCGCAGAAGATCGAAGCGCACGAAATCTGAAACTACTGCACCAGCACCGGCTTCGCCGCACACTTCGGACACAAACACTTTTCATCGTCAAAAACCCAGCCTGCCAACCGGGCCTTCGAATAGCCGTCCTGTTCGTCCCACACCCGATGCCGTTGAGTGAGGGAACACGCGGAGCATTCGAGCGTCATCGTGGCGCGGCCGGGAACATGCTGCGGACAGTAAGTTTTCAGCACGCCGTTTTTCTCCGCCCAGCGCCAACCTTCGTCGTGCGCTTTTTTCAGCGCAGCTTTGCGAGTGTCGGCGGGAAAAGCGCCCAGCACAGTGCAGTGCGTGCAGATGAGCGAGACCACACCTTTTGCCTTCGCGTGCTTGTCGGCTTCAATTGCTTCCTGCGCCGCTTTTTCCAGTTTGTATTCTTCGGTTTCGACTTCGCCCACTTTGAAGGGCTGCGGCCAGTGCGGGTTGTCTTTGTGGATCACATCCCACTGCTCGCGCTCGGCTTTCTCGTGAATCTCACGCTCGTACACGTCAAGCGGTTTCGCCACGAAGCACAGATGCGGGCGGATGGCTTCGTAGGCGATGCGCCGCTCGGCGGGACGGGTCGACATCAGCAATCCGCGAAAAGAATCATGCGTCCGATACAGCGTCGCGATCTGGGCGAAGAGATTCGGGTCGTTGATGCCGCCGAAGCCCAGTTTTTTGAGCTGGTGATTCACCTTCTGGCGTTCGTCGAGAGAGATCGGCATCTACTCTTCGCCTTCCTCTTCGTCTTCCGACGCTCCCGCTGGCGCTTCTTTGGGCATCGCATTGGAGCCCAGCTGCGCTCCGGTGTGCTCCTCGACGTGATCCATCATGGCTGCGTGCTGATCGACGCCGAAAGGATGAGAGTGTGTGGTGTTCTCGCTGAACGCCATCGACTTCGTGGCCTTCGGCATCATGTGGTGGTGGACGGTGAAGCCCGTGACTTTATTTTTCGGGCCGCGGTGGATTTCGATGCGCATCTCGCGCATCGGTTCAGCGGACATCTTGGGTGCTTTGGGTGCTTTCATATCTGCCTCGTGTTTTTCTTCCATCTCGCGGCCTTTGGCCGTTTCCTTGTTGCCGTGCATCGCGCCGATTTTGTTCATCACCTTGAAGGGGACGGCGGAGTTCTCCCCGTACTCGCGCTTGAGTTTGGTTTCGAGGAACTTCGGCATCAGCGTTTCACCCCGAGATTCTGCGAGCACGCGGGACAGAAAGCGAGCACCGTGCGAATGCTGACGGTCATTTCCCGCCCACACTTGCCGCAGGGGAGGACCTTCGTTGACTGCGGGATTTCGACTACTTTGGCTTCGGCTGCCATCGAATACACCATCCGTTCAGATAGATCGGCGGCTTCACACTTTCACAGCGGGTTCCGCTCATCGCCTCGATCACGTGTCTACAGTTGCCGCAATGCTCGCCGGGATGCTCCGAGGTGCGCTCGTACTCGACTTCTTTGTGCGAGAGCTTCTCGTCTTCGGCGCGCTCTGCCATTGGCTTACGAGTTTCAGGATAAGATTCGCGGGCCTTCCGCCTCGCGGAAGAAAACGGAAGGCCCGGCCGACGCTAAGTTTGCCCCGAGGGGCGTTGTGGGGTGCGCGCCGGAAACTGGTGCTATGAAGTGACGTTTGTGGCTAGAAATGCACTCGTGGTCCCAGTCGGACCATAAGCGTAAACCTGAGCCAAAGTGGTCGCGTCTGCCGCGATCGTGGTCACTCCCACCGTCATGCAATCAAACAGCACGATCATCCCACCGGCTGCAGCTGCCAGTTTGATGGCTGCGGTGAGTGCGGTTCCGCCCGATTGCACCGCGCTCAGGATCACACAACGCTTGAACAGGTTGTAGCGATCGAGGGCGGCGGCCGCGGCGGCGTAGAGGATGAACTGATCGCCATCGCCGGAGTCGATCGGGAAGGTGCAATCTTCAAACGAGTTGCGCGTCGAGCCATTCTGAAACTCGATCGTCGCGTTCGCTCCGGTGCGCTGCACGGTATCGAGGCCGAAATTGCAGTGGTAAAAAGCGTTCTCCTGCCCACCGCCGGAAATCAGCAACACGCGCGAAGTCGCAGAAGCCGCTCCGGTCGCATCGCCCAAGCCCTCAAAATCGCAGTTCACGAATGCGTTGCGCGAGCCGGTGATGGTCATCAGAATTTCCGCCGCGACACCGGCCGCGAAGCCCTGGAACCAGCTGATATTTGAGAACAGGCAACCATTGCCGCTCACCACGAAGAAATTCGCGAAGGCTGCAGCTGCAGTGCCGTTGGCAATTCTGGCGCGCTGAGAAACTGCCGAGGGCGAGCAGACGCCGATCAGGTGCGCCGCATTCTTTGACCAGGTGAAGGTAGCCGCGAGCCGCGCCGATCCGCTCGACTGGCCGTTGCCGATCAGCACCAGCACATCGTTGAAGCCGGAGCGCAGAAGGTTGTAACCCGCCTGCAACGTTTGCACTGGACCGTGACCGCCGGAAAGTTGCGCCGCTTGCGGTGTCTGGCCGTCGTTGGTATCAAGGCCGTTGACCGGATCACAGTAGTAAACATTTCCGGTAGTGGCGGCGAGTCCCGCTTGCGCGAGCGCGGCGTTGATGGCGGCGATGGTTAAATTTGTAAAGGCTCCGACTGGAGTGTTCGCTGGTAGAGGCATGACGTTCTATTCCTTGTGCTGCAGCAAGCTCTGGGCGGCGAGTCGGCAGATTCCGCTGCGCCGGGCTCCATTAAGCTTGTTTACTTCCCGAGAATTCGATTGGCTTTGGCGTCGATCTTGGCTTTCGCTGCGGATGAAAGTTTGCCGCGTTTCACCATCTGCGTCGCGCGACCCTTGGCATCGGCCGCGTGTTCTTTATCCGGCATCGGATACTTGCGCTCGCTCGGTAATCCGAAGACGCGATCGGCGAGAGCGTTTCTGCTGGCTGCTTTCAGTTTCGCCATGTCAGTAGGCCATCGGCGTCATGCGGCGGAGATTGTTCTGCATCTGTGGCTGGGCTTGCATCTGCGGTTGAGCCTGCACTTGCGGCTGCATCTGCACGCCAACCGGTCCCGACATCGGTGGACCGCCCGCGCCTGGTGCGGTCATGCCTGGGCGCATCGGCATCGGCCGCGCGAGTGTGTTCTGCGGCGTAACAGGCTGCGCAGTCTGTGCCGGACCAGGCGGCTGCATTCCCATTCCCGAGAGGCGCTGGGCCAGCGAGTTTTGCATCGGCATCATGGCGTCATCCCCAGGGGGAGTGGGTTTTCTTCGTCTTTTGTGCCATGTTGGTTTTCTTTGGAGCAACCGACATGGCGAAGGTGAGCGCGAGAGCATCGGCATCGTCGGGAGAACTGGAATCGATTCCGAGTTTCGCCAGACGCTTTTTCATCAAGTCTTTGGGTTCGAGCTTTACCCGCTGGCCGTTCCCGATCGACTTCGGCTTCGCAAGATCAGCAGCCAAGCCGGGATCACTGTCGATTGCACCACTGGCCCGCAACCACGCTTTCATCTGCCCCCACATCTCATCACGGCGGTAGCAGTAGTGCAGGGAATCGATGGCGTCATGGCCGAAGTTGATCTCCATCACATTCTTATGACCCAGCGCGCGAACTCCTGCGACGACGGCGCCGGCATTGCCACCGACTCCCGAGCCATCGACGAACATCATCGCGACTTTTTCCCCGTTGTAGGTGCGGCTGAGAACGTCGGCCAGTTTTCCCACCATCACCGCGGCGTCGCGGGTGAATTCACCCTTCACTCGAATCGGCGCAATCGAGCGCGCGTCCGAACCTTTACGGAAACGGATTACGTTGTCGTCGGCGCCACCCCAGGCGAAATCGACGCCTACGACCAGCGCATCGGTATGAATCGGCACAACTTTGCGCTGCTGCGCGAGGGAGATAGTTTCAAGATCGATGAACTGGCCTTCTCCGCCTTTCGGAAACAAGCCGCGAGCACGCACCCGGAAGTAATCGGAATCCTCATCGCCGTTGCACTCTTTCAGCCAGTCGGCGATTTCTTTCAGGTCGCAGCCTTCCACGGTGCGCGAGTCGATGATGCGATACGTGCCTTCGGTGCGCATCGAGCCAAAGACGCGCTCGTAAAATTCCCCGGTGTTGTGTGTGGGATTGCCGATGGCGAAGAGAATGCGCTCGGTATTCGCATCGGTCAGGCCGCCCCGCGCCACTTTGAAGATCTCTGCCGGGATGGGACTCGCCTCTTCGAAGCCATACATCATGCGGCGCAGGGAATTATGTTTGCCGGCAAAGGCCTGCGAGTTCTCCATCGACCAGGGCACGAAATCCAGACGCCAGGTCTGCTCGTGGCGGTCGTCGTTGGCTTTGATCGAGGAAACGTTCGGAGTAAACCAGTGGGAATTGATGGCGAGGCGAAACCAGCGGGAGAATTCAGGAGAGGTCGTACCGGTAAGCTGGCGGTCGGTGTTGGCGGTGATGCGCGCCATCGCATCGAGAAAGGTGGATTGGTTCCACCAGGCGAGGAATGCGAGAAGTGTGGTCTTGCCGGGGCCGTGGCCGGAGCTGATCCAGCGCTGGTACACCTGATAGCGGGTCTCGGGATTCTGTAGCCAGGCGCCGAGCCGATCGAGCTCTTCGCACTGCCAGATTCGCGGCCCTTTGAATGGCGCAAGTTCGCCTTCGCCCCAGGGGAAGCCGTACATCACGGCGCCGAGCGGGTCCCAGCGAAACTCTGCGAGGCGTTCGCGCAGCTCTTGCTCGGCATCCACCTGGTAGCTATTTGCGGCTGCGGACACGTTCCTCGGCTTTCTGCATCGCAAGTCTCATGCCTTCGCCCAGGGTGAGCGTAGCGTTCACTTCTAAAGGCTTGTCGTGCATGTGGTTCACGTTGTCGGTGGTGTTGCCTAGATCGCGGTTGTCGAGGTATTCAAGGGCATTCCGAAGATCGGCAGTATTTTCGGTGCGGAGAGCTTTCTTCGTAGCCAGGTCGATGACGAGAATCCACTTCTCTTCGGCTTTGATCTTCGCCTTGATCTTGCGGGCGAGGTTGCCGTCGACCGGGCGCGAGCCGTGTTTTTTGAGGCACTTCTCACAATCGCAATTACCCGCGTGCCGCCCTGCTCCTGGTCGCTTCCCGCCCATCGTTGAAAACTTGTACTAAATCAAAACAATCAAACGGATCAGGCCCCTATACGAGCAAACGCGGCGTCCACCAGCGGCTGCGTTTCTTCCGGGGTGAGATCGGTGTAAATTTTCAGGGAGTCAACACTCTTGTGCCCGCTCTGCGGCGCTAACTCGTCTGTGTTCAATCCATTACGCCGGAGAAAATAGAGCACCGAGTGCTTTAAAACGTGGGGGTGACAAAGCAGGTTCGGCAATCCAGCGCGCTCGCCGGCGGCGTTTACCCAGCGCTGGAAGGTGCGCGTAGTCACCGGGAACAGTCTTGAATTCGCGGGCGTTTTTTCAACCAATTCAAGCAGCGCCTGGCGCTCATCGAGGAGAGAATTCGCGTGCGTCCGCAGTTTGTCGTTCACGTCGTTCGAGTGCTTGCTTCGACTCATCACGAGTTTGCCGTCCACCACGCAAGCGGGTTTCATTCGAACAACTTCCGAGGCGCGGAGCGCGTGATTAAAAGTCACGGCCATCGAGAGCCAGTGCAGATGATCGTGTTCCTTCGCAGCGGCTAAAAGGCGAAGAATTTGCTCGATGGAGAGGTGATGTGGCACTTGATTAAATTCAAAAAGAATCAAAAATGTCCGAGAATAACAAACTCGGACACGGCGCGCAGCCTAGCCGAAGTACCACATCGCAAACATGATGATCGAAGGCACCAGGGCGATCACCGCCAGGATGACCTTGTGGCGGAACTCGCGATCCGCCAGCTCGCGCAGCCGTTGAAACAGCAGGTCATCGTTGCGCTTGAGAATCTCGTTCGAGTAGCGGCCCTGGTACTGCTCGGCGCGATCGGCTTTGTTGTAGGTGCCGAGGCGCTTGGCGAATTCGATGGCGGATTCCTTGGAGTCGGGGCTCATCAGCAACTCGGCGCAGAATTGCACGGTTTCAAACGAGAGTCTCTCCGCACCCGGCGAGAGGAGGATCTCGGTGAGGGCGATGCGATCGCGGATCGGGCCATGGAACACATCAGAACTAGGCGGCTTTGGGCCACTCGCGGTCCTTGCGGCGGCGCCGCTCAGGATGCGCAGGCTTGGGAAATGGAATCGGCGTTTTCACGGTTCAATAAGTCAGCGCGCAGCACTTCGAGCACGGCGATCCGTCCGCGTTCGATCAGCCATGGTTCAATTTGGCGCCAGAGATCGAAAGATGCGGGGCGCACCAGGATCTCTTCGCAGCGGCGCATGTAGCGAATGTAGCGGAGGAGATAGTCGTCCTCGACGCGCACCAGTAAGTCGTTTTCGGGGAGTCTCATGCGGGAATCGCAGTCTTGAATCGCTCAGACCAGGCTTTGTATGTCATGTAAGAACGAGTCTGCACCGATCGGATGGCGGCCCGGTGGGTCTCTTGCCAGGCAGGATCGGAGGGTTCGCGGAACCGAGTTCCGCCGACTTCGCCGGACGCCAGTTTCGCAGGGATATAGCGGACTTGCGGCGAAACCTCTTGGATGGCGCGAAGGAATACGGAATCCGGCGCCATCATGCGAATCACATCCTGACTGATCTGCTCGGCGGCCATGCGCTGCACGAGTTGCTCCGCCACGTCGGCGGGAATGGCCGTGCGCGTGCGCGAGCCGATCGGCTGATGGTGCGATAAAACGCGGACGTAGGCGCGATGAGACACGAATAGCTATGGGTGTTGGATCACCGCATCGAAGGCGCGGGGTGCCCGAGAAAGGCGGGGCGGCGGGACGTAGCGAAGTAGTCGTTGGGCGTCAGAGACGCGGCGCTTAGGGTCACTGGTCCGCCGCCCATGTCAGAGGGAAGTGTGGGGCTGAAG